AACCGTGATCACGAATGAAACCATGGGAGAACTGGTTGCCAATGTGAAAAGATACCTGAAGGGAGAGTTTGAAAATGGGAACAACTAAAGACAATACACTCCCCGAAACTGCGGAAATGCAAACAACAGATTATGTCCCCGAACAACCGAATTATTACTATCTGGAGTCCAGAAAACAGTTGATCGAGGACGAGGTCACCAGTGATCTTTTCCGCAAACTCATCGAACTCCAGCCCCACTGCTCCCTCGCTTATACATGGGACGATATAGGCATGGCAACTCTCGTTGCATCCCTGTACGGAGACAAAATCCGCTATTGTCCTCAGTATGCCGAGTGGTATATTTGGGATGATAGTAGATGGGAAAAACAGATTGATGCGGGCATCATCATGGACAAACTTCAGACCGTTCTGAACCTCATGGTTCTCTATTGTGATGAGATGGAGGAAATGGACGGCAAACTGGATTTGAAGGACTACCGCAAGCACATCATGAGTATCCGCAAGAACACCAGCATGAAAAACATTCTGGAGGTCTTGAAAACTCAAGTCCGCATCACGGCAACAGAGTTCGATGCAAACCCCTACATCCTCAATACCCCCGTATGTGCGTATGATTTACGCACCATGGAGATCATCCAAGCCCGTGAGGAACTGAACCTCACCCAAGTAACAAACTGCAACCTCAAGCCGGGAGAAGCCCAATGCGAGAGGTGGTACAAGTTCATTGACGAAATCATGTGCGGGAACCGTGAACAGGCAGCTTTCCTCCAGAGAGCATTGGGATACTCGCTCCTCGGTGTCAACCGGGAAGAATGTATGTTCATTGCACTCGGAAGCCAGACCAGAAACGGCAAAGGCACACTGTTCTCCAGCATTCTCAATGTCCTCGGTAAAGAATATGCACAGGGAAGTGACCCGTCCCTCATCTGTGAAGCGAAGAACGGCAAAAGCACCGATTTCAACAGTCCTCAGCCCGCTCTGCGGAAACTGGTCAACTGCCGAATGGTCACAATGTCGGAGTCCCAGAGGGATGTCCGTCTGGATGCTGCAAGCATGAAAGCCATGACGGGTCGAGACACCCTCACCACCAGAGGTCTGTACGAAGGAAGTTTCGACTTCATTCCGCAGTTCACCATGTGGCTCAACACCAACTATCTCCCGGCAGTTACGGACGATACCGTGTTCAAGTCCGACCGCATCTGGGTTATTAAGTTCGATGCGTTTTTCGATGAGAGCAAGAGAGACCTTGACCTCAAGCAGTTGTTCTCCGATCCGAAGAACCAGCCGACCATCCTTCAGTGGCTCATTGACGGATGTCAGGACTACATCCTTCACGGACTCAATCCCCCGGAATGCGTAAGAGAAAACACCATGGAGTACAGAGACAAGTTTGACCGTGTCGGCAACTTCCTCAGAGAATGCACCACCCCCGATCCGACCTATAAGTCGAAGATCGTAAGAGGTGAATTCTATGCCCTCTATCGTGCATGGTGTTGTAAGGCAGAAAACCATTACAACCCCATCGGCTCTACCAGTTTCTATACCGAACTTTCCCTCCGTGGATACCAGATCAAGAAAGCGGACGGAGACTGGTGCGTGTTCGGAGTTAAGGCAGAAAAGCCGAAGTCGGGAGTGATTCAACTGACATGAAAGAAATCGTGAGAAAATATTCTCTATGTAGATAATTGAGGAGATGAGAACATGATAAACTCAAAAGGCGAAATCATTTACACCAATGCGGAAATCGCATGCAAATTAGGGCTTACCGCAGCCACCGTGAATGCCATCGGAAAGAGGTTGTTCGGTGGTGGTAGAATTGCCCACTGGACTTTGAACGATGCCCGTCTCATCGTGGAATACATCAAATCCATTTCGGTTGTAGAAGATGCAAAGAGACTTGCAAACCTTCACGAAATGGTTGAAGAAGTAATGGCGGGTACGGAGAGAATGTCGGACGAAGAAACCAGAAAACGAGTCAACTCCGACATTCATGAGAGGAGTGACATCTTATGAGTTACAGAAAGGTCGGATACCTTGAGCAATGCTTTTACATTCTCAAATATGCGCTCCGCAGAGACTGGAGAAAAATCCTTTTCTACTTTCTCTCGCTGACATGGGGACTCCCTCTCACCCTCGCCGGGCTGATTGTCGCACTTGTGCTTATCTGCACCGGGCGAAAGCCGAAGCGGTTCGGGCTTGTGTGGTATTTCAATGTCGGCAGAAACTGGGGAGGGCTTGAACTCGGTCTTTTCTTCCTCACGGATGAAAATGACTACCTCTCCACCAAATGCCATGAGTTCGGGAATGCGATACAGAATTGTGTTTACGGGTTCTTGATGCCTTTTCTGGTCTGTATCCCTTCCGCAATTCGCTATTGGTACCGTGAACTCCGCTATAACAGAAAAGGCAAGAGACCTCCCACCAGTTATGACTCCATCTGGTTTGAGGGACAAGCCACAAAATGGGGTAAAACATTTTATAAGAAAGCAGAGGAATACAAAAGATGAGTATGACCAGAAGCCGAAGCCCATGGCTACAAAGCCAGCAAGTGGGTACATAACGCATGGGATTTATATTCCAGGTAGAAACTCGGTGCTACCGCCCGCATGAAGAATGTTGCAAGAGGAACAAAACCCAAGAAACTCTGGAAGTCCCGCATTCAGGCGGTACTTGGGTAATTCATCGTGTACCCGCTTTGTCCCTGTAAGGGATGCGCAGAAAGGCATGAGTGTTGTCACTCACATTGCGAGAAGTACAAGAACTGGAAAGCCGAAATGGAGCGCATAAAAGAGGAAATACGGAAAAATAAAGAACTTGAGCGTATCACCTTCCGTCACCGCAGATTTTAGGCATTTTCAGCACTTAGGGAAGAAATGGAAGATTTTTACGGGACTTCATGTGTAGAGGGTTCTCATACGCAAAGGTTCGTAAAAAACTTCCATAAGTTCCCTGATTTACGATAACTATGATTTATCTAAGGGAAAAAAGGGAAATTATTTATTACTCTTTACATAAGAGAAAAAACACATATAAAAAGGTGTAAAAAATATTTCCATATTTTCCAGACGGGCAGAAAGGAGAAAACATGAAAAATGATGAGTTGATAAAGCTGGGCGAAAAAGGGATAAAGCATCCCAGACCGAACAGCAGTGAAAACAGAAAACCTCAGGTAACCTCAGAGGATAACAGGAAGTTCATCAGCAATGCGCTGAAGGTTGCTGAATTGCCGGGGATAGACACTAATAATCCCGGACAAGTGGCAGAAAGAGTGAAAGAGTATTTTATCTTATCTGCTGAGAATGATGTGAAACCTTCCTATGCTGGTTTGGCTCTTGCACTCGGAGTTGATAGAATGAGTCTCTATAACTGGGTGAACGGCATGGTCAATAAACCGAAAGAGGTTGTTGATATTGTCAAGAAAGCGGTGACCGTTCTGAATATGCAGATGGAAGATTATATGCAGAACGGACAGATCAACCCTGTGAGCGGAATATTCTTGATGAAGAATAACCTTGGTTATAAAGATCAGGCAGAAATGATACTGACACCGAATAACCCACTAGGAGAACTTGACCAGAAAGGTCTTGAAGAAAGATACCTTGAGTCAATTCCTGAAGTCGCAGAAAGCGAAAGTACCTCAAAATAAGTGGCTCAAAAGCCCCCGGCACATTTTCAGGGTAAACCGTGCGGTTTTGTGTGGTTGGTCTGATTGTGTGCCGGGTTTGGTGTTTTTCGGGCGTTTTGTCGGTGTTGCCCTGTAGGGCTTGTATTTTGCTTGTAGCGGGCTTTTGTGGTTTGGGTGGTGTGTTTATACCCCTTTACAATAAAAGCCGTTTACGGGGCTTTATTGGGGCTTAAAATTGCGCCCGGTTTGACTCAATAAAAAAAGGATCTGAAAACGGGCAAAAAAAGAACCCCGCCAAAATCGGCGGGGCTTTCGTTTTATATCCATTTTCGGCGGGTTTGGTTTGTCCACCATTCGCACCGGGTGCGGAGTTCGTCCGGGGATGTGTAAGGGATCGCAACTCGCACCGGGTGCATTGTTTCGGGTGTCAAGTAATACCCGAACCCGAACCGGGGCAGCGTTTCCGCTCCTGGTTGGTTTATAATGTTTCGGGAATCTTGCCTGGTCGGGCAACGCAACGCAACGCGACAATCAATATTTACTTTGATTTGTCCGTTTATAATGTCTTTTGTGGGTCTTTGGGTGGCAATGATTAAATGAATCCCGGCAGCTCGCCCCAATTGTGACAGACGGCACAACCCCGGCAGCGTTTCGCGTTTTTGGGTGGTCATTATGTCGGCAAATTCGTCAATGATTATATAAAGCGGTTTT